TTTGGAGCAAGGGGGGTAATCGTTCTTTTCTCTACATTACCATTTTGTATTTGGTAGGAAATCCTTATAAGTTTCTCCTCCTTCAACGTAGAAATCCATTTACTGATGGTGGTCTTGTGGACCCCATATAACTCAGCAAAAAATCCATTGCTTGCGAAACAAGTACCACCTTTCTGTGCGAGCGTAAAAATCTCTGAGTACAACACCTTCTCATTGGCTGAAATCTTTTTGTTGTACCTAACCTCAGCGGGAATTATTGTATAATACGTTGGTTTGTCCATTAGCTAAAATTTAATTAGTTTCTCTGTATGTGTATATAAAAATCTAACCAATCTATGGACGAAGAACAAGCACTGCCAAAATTTAGAATATTAGCCGATGATCTGGGCAATGGTGAAACTATGTATTCTATCAATGAGGTGATATATGATGACTTTCATAACTTGATTGGATTTCATAGAAGACCCATTACCCTTACCGACTTTTGTGAGGGAAAGATTTTAGATGACCTCACCGATGCACTAGATGCCTACGAACACCCAATATTATCCGCAGAAAACTTTCCAAATGAATATGAAGATATATAGCGACCTATCCAATGCAGACTATCACTCTATGAGTGACCACGTATCAAGTAGCTTCGTCAAAGCCGTAGCGAAGCACTCTATCCAAAGGGCTATGAAAAAATTTGATCCGACTCCTGCGCTGATATTTGGGGATGCTATGCACACGTATTTTGAGGATAGGCTCGCTTTCGTGCGTAGGTTTGTGGTGTTCGATGACACAGAAATAGTGGCAAGAATCCTAGAGCAAAGACCAGAAATCTCTGTACCGTCTATGACTCGTGAATACAAAACGTTTAAGGCAGAGTTTGAACAAGGCGTAAAAGACGATCAAACGGTAATTACTCAGTACGAGATGCAGTCCATAGAGTATATGTACAAATCTGCGGTGGATAACACTGGACTACAATCCATATACACAGACTTTGACCACGATGACATTTGGGATGAGTATTCCTTTCTCACAGATGAGCCTGATTATCATGGGCTAAATTATAGGGTAAGACCAGATCGTCTGTTAGTTAAAGACGATAAACCTGTGGCGATTATAGACTGGAAATCTTGTAGAGATGCCTCTGAAAGAGCTTTCAGGTCGGATTTCTGGAAATTTAGATACGACCTACAAGCAGCATTTTATTGTAGTTTATTGGAAGTTCCAATGGACCAATTTTTTTATGTTGCAATAGAAAAAGAGTTTCCATATAATAGTGCTGTATTCTCATTGGATGAGGATACTCAAATGAGAGCCATGCGAGAACTAGAACTAATAAAAGAGCGTATTGGCGAATGGAAAGAGAACCCTAGCCCCGAAACAAGTGGGTTAGCTAATGCAAACACAATTACATACCTATGAGTACAGAAAAGAACGTACTAAGAGAACTTGCGGACAGATACAGTCTAACTGGCAAGGATTTTTTTAAGCACCCTTCTCAGGGATTCATCATCATTACACGTACTGGTGTTGAGAAAATTATGGCGCACGACAAGATCAACGTAACGTACCAAGTCGTACCCGAACTAAGTGAAAATCAGGAAAATTGTTGTATCAAAGCAACCGCTACTAAGGTAGATGATAACGGTGAAATCTTTACCGTAGAATCTTTTGGTACAGCTAATCACTACAACTGCTCTGTTAAAACCACTCGTAATGGCAAGACACTGCCACACTACCCTGTGGAAACCGCTGAAAAACGAGCAAAGGCACGAGCTGTACTGCAAATCACAGGGTTCTATTCAGAGGGTATATTCTCTGAGGATGAGTCTGATGACTTCAAAAGACAATGATCTTTTCCATAACAATGACCCTCATCATCATTTCGGTGGTGGTGGGGGTTTCTTTTGCGTATGATAGGTCATCAAGATGATGACGCATGGATCATTATTCTCAGGTATAGGAGGCTTTGATTTAGCCTCAGAGTGGATGGGGTGGGACAATAAGTTTCACTGTGAGCGGGAAGCATTTCCACGTAAAGTTTTAAATTATCACTTTCCAAAGTCTAAAGCATATGGAGACATTAAAGAAACAGACTTCACTATTTGGCGAGATAAAATCGACATCCTTACAGGGGGATTCCCATGCCAACCATATTCAGCCGCAGGCAAGCGACTTGGCAAACAAGACGAGCGTCACTTGTTCCCCGAAATGCTTAGAGCAGTTCGAGAGATTCAACCACGTTGGGTCGTGGGCGAAAACGTTCGTGGGCTTGTTAGTTGGAATGAAGGGTTGGTATTCGAAGAGGTGCAATCTGACTTGGAGGCTGAAGGGTACGAAGTACAACCGTTCTTACTTCCAGCTGCTAGCGTCAACGCCCCGCACAAAAGGGACAGAGTATGGTTTGTTGCTTACTCCAACGACAAGGGAAGAAGTGGTGAACTTAGAGACTTTTCAGAAGAGAATGGAAAAATATCCCAACGGAACCAAGATGCCAAACCTAGCCACTCAGATTCACTCTATGTTGCCGACCCCAGTAGCGTCAGACGTGGAGGGAGGAATATCGGACCCAAGACAGATAAAGAACAAGGGCACGAGATGGGTGAGGGTTTCGGACAACACAGGGACGGAGTTCGGAGCCAAACTCAGGGACGTAGCACAAATGCTACCGACCCCAACAGCAAGGTGTCACAACACAGGAACGAAGATGGAAAGACCTCAGGGTCAACCATCACGAAGGAGCGAACTGAATCATTTGGTAGCCCAAGAAGCTGGGAAGAATTCCCAACTCAATCCCCTGTTTGTGGAGGAAATGATGGGATTCCCAGATCATTGGACTCTATCACCTTTCCTAAATGGAGAAAAGAATCCATAAAGGCATATGGAAACGCAATAGTTCCTCAGGTAGCCTTACAAATATTTAAGGCTATAGAGGAATATGAGCGCCAAAGCAAAAGGTCGTAGAACCATAGTCAAAGCCATTGAGTTCTTTAAGGATAAGGGCATGATTGTGGATGAGGTGGAACTAGGCGGAAGATTCCGTAAGTCCAAAGACCTTTTCTCAGGGCTATGCACCAAGTGTTGGAAGCATGACTGTGAACACATTTTGGAAGATACATTCGATGGTTTTGACTTGATAGCAATAGATGGAACCAACGTTTGGCTTATACAGGTCAAGACAAATAAACCACCCACGCAAAAGCCTTACAAACGTTTTGCAATGACCTTTGCTAGTAAGTATATTCGTGTTCTTGCGATGACGTGGTATGACCGAAAAGGGTGGGTACTGCACACGTTTAACAAGAACGGAACAGTAACAAAAAACGATTTAAGACATAAACCTAATGAGAAGAAAAATGAGCGAAAATGAAAAGCAAATACTAAGACTACTAAAAGAAAATGGTCATGCTACGTATGATGACATAGAGCCTAGAATGGAAATTAAAGGACACGATAAATATTGGACTACGTTTTCTACGATTTGTAGCTTGATACAGTCAGGTGTCGTACAATCCGAAAATAAACATCCATCTAAATATACGCTGACTGCTTACGGCAGAGTAAAAGCGCTTGAAGTTGTATGATACGCAATGACATGATGCACCTTGAGGAGGTGCTGATTGGTACGCTCATTTCTAAAAGAGAATATAGAGAACTAATATTCAATACGTTAGATGCAACGTACTTCAATTATTTACGACCGATTTATTTAGAGGCTTGCAAGCAACACTCAGAAGGTGTTGTCTTCAATGAAGATACCCTAGTGGCTAAAATGGAGGGTATGAACGTGGGTGAGTTTTATGAACTCATGATGATGCACGTGGCTTCAGAGCAAGAAACCAGAGCATATCTTAGAACGCTAAAAGACACCACTGACAAGAACAGGCTTAGATATGCCATCAAGAACATCAATGACATAGCCCATAGTCCAACCACGACAATGGACGATCTCCTAATGGAGATTGATAAGCTCAATGAAACGGTGGATGACACCTCTCAGAAAATTGCCTTGACTCCAACTGAGATTCTTGATCGTGAGATGAACGAGCCTAAAAAGGAGAAACTTGTTACAGGAGTACAAAAACTTGATGAGGTGCTGTATAGTGACGTGGGTTTACACAGGGGCGACATAAACATTGTGCTAGCTGACTCTGGTCATGGTAAAACGCAATGGTCAACGTTTGTGGCTAGTAAACTTGCTCAACAGGGCTATCAAGGTTTATGGTTTCAAATGGAGGATTATGACGTGAACACCGCTAAACAACTTGGTCTGATGGCAGGTTACGAAGCTGACAATGTCCGAATTATTGACTCTGTGGATGACATAGATGAGATTAAACGTTTGTGCAGGATCAACAAGATGGATTACGGTCTTGACTTCGTGGTGATAGATTACATCCAAGAAGTATATGCTCAAGGCAGGTTTGATAGTAGAACCCTTGAGATTCAGCACGTAACAAGAATTATGAAAGACATAGCCAAACAACTCAATGTGTTAGTGATCGTGCCTAGTCAAGTAACGATCAACTCCATGAACCGATCAGGTTGGAGCCTTGTACCTAAATACAAAGACGCACAATGGGCGCAAGCTATAAAGAATGTAGCTCACTGCATGACCTCAGTGTTTAGACCCAACATGATACAGGGTCTGGTCACAAGGGACCATGAGGGCTATCTAGCCGTAAAAGGACTGAAAGATGGTGAAACTCACGACTATCAATCGGTCTTTGTAAAGCTAGTAAAAACAAGAAGAGGTCAACTGTCTCACAACTACATCCACATGATCCATAATGGTGACATGGGTTTAGAAGTGGCTAAGTCAAAAATTTGACTTTACTAAGGTGGTCTCATATATTTAAACTCAACAATTAATACATAATTACAAGAAAAATGGCGACAATAATCAATGCGTCTATAGACGTAACAAAAATACCAAAAGAAGCGTTAATCAAAGGTAAAAAAGGCACATACGCCAACGTTACCGTATTCATTAACGATGAAACTAGGTTCGGCAATAATGCGAGTATTGCTATGTCTCAATCCAAAGAGGAGCGAGAAGGTGGACAAGAAAAAGTTTGGCTTGGTAATGGCAAAGTGGTCTATACCAACGGTGAAGTAACCGTAGCAGAGCGAGAAGATGGTCCTGCTGTAACCAAAGAAACAGAAGAGGCGCTGCCCTTCTGAACTCAGGGCGATGAAATTGCTAAGTTGTTATATCAAAAACTTATGTAATAGCATTTTCATTAGTTCTCACATAGATAGAGGGTTTGAAAGCCCCTATCTTTTTTCAGGAAAATCCTGATACCATGAAACAAAACATTAATTTGTTAGTTTCTCGTTATTATGATATGAAAGGGGACTTGTGCGAGCAACGTCCCTTTTTTTATTGATTTATTTTTACTATATTATATGTACATCTCTTACTGAGATTAGTTTTGATGAGTCATACTTGTAGCCCCACCTGATCAGTGGGGTTTTTTATTGGTATTGATATTTTGGTGGTAACTACCTACATTTTATCATTTAACTAACAAAATACGTATGTACTACGATTATTTTAGCATTAAAGAATTTCTAGTGGATAGAGTGATGGTGGGTGTTCCTATTCACGTAGTAGACAAGATAGAGAAGCACCACAAGCCCATAATTAACCCTATACGCCACAGGATAGGTCAACCTGTACAAGTATCTCAGAACAGTGGGTATCGCTCGAAAGATTGGGAATTGTCGCACGGCAGAAGCGGAACTAGCGAACATACATTTACTGGTCTAGGAGCCGTAGATTACACGTGCGCTAACATGGAGCTACTCTTGGAAGAGCTTAGAGCATCTGACTACAAGCGTATATGTTACTACCCAGATCAAAAGTTTATACATTGCGATCACAAAGGTGATCGGTATCATGAATTCGAAGCGGATGAGGATGGAAAATGGCAATACAAAGGCGAAAGAAAATAAAACCTATCACTATAGACAACCGCACTGTTCCTGAGCCTAAACTCAAGAAGGTAAAGGTAGTTGCCATGCCAAAGGTTGAGCGGTCTCGTAAAAAGGTATTGAGTAGAGCCAAAATCATTGGTATCATGGACTTCACAGTATATTTAATTAACAAAAGAGCCGTAACTATGACTTGGACTTGGTTAAAATCCCGATTAAAAGAACCCTCTACGTATCAAGGTGTAACCGCCATAGCTGGTGCTATTGGTGTGACTGTACAGCCTGACCTATACGAATCTATTGCAGCGTTGATGTTAGCCATCATTGGTGTTATTCAGACGATTAAGAAAGAAAAAGAAGATGATAATTTGCCCAATAAAAACCCTTAAATCTGCACAACAAAAACCTTGACTAATTGATTAAGGTTACTTAGATTTATCCACAGTCTTATGCGAGCATCAACCCCCCAGTGCTAGACTGCTTAGTGGGGGGTATTTTTTTCTACAAT